CTATTTTACACAACTGCTTGGATTGAAAGCATAGAAGTTCTTTTTGTCCATGTCTTCAGTTACCATTCGTAGAGCTTCGCCAAAACGTTGAAAATGAACAATTTCTCTTGCTCTTAAGAATTTAATAGGTTCTCGAACATCACTTTCTTTTACAAGAGTTAGGATATTATCGTATGTTTTTCTGGCTTTTTGTTCCGCAGCCATATCTTCTATAAGGTCTGCAATAGGATCACCACAAGATTGGAAGGTAGTAGCTGAGAAAGGAACACCTCCGGCAGACTGTGGCCATACGCCCAAAGTGTGGTCGACATAGTATTTCTCAAAGCCTGCAAGGTCAATGTCGTCACAAGGAAGATCCTTTACAAGCTGGGAAACAATGGAGCCAACCATTTCGAGGTGCCCAAGTTCGTTGGTGGTTCGACTATATCATTCGCTAGAATTCCCTTTGTTCTTGGGCAGTTTCGGGAATAGCTCTAGCTTAAAATCATCTTGTCTTTGGTCTTTGAAGTGTCCGTTGGCAGTTTTGGTATACACAACCTTATCCAGAATAGACTTCATTAAGTCATTTTTCAATTGAACATCATCAGAAGTTTTATAGATTTCCAATATCTTTCTAGCCTTTGGTATAATCTCTTCCTGATGGCTAATTATTTCTCTCTCATTTGCTATTTCTTTATTAAGCTTAACAATTGCTTCCTCTGTAGAAGAAATGCTTTCAGAAACAGTTTTTTGTCGGTTCAGAAAAGTATCACTATCATATATTCCGTTTTCATAAGCTTCAAATACTTTTGTTAACTGGTTTTTGTATGTTATTAATTGCTTTTGCTGTTCTTCCAAGAGTTTTGTCTTGGATTCCAAAACAGAAGTGTCATACTTGTTTGCTTCTTCCTTTATTTCGTATCCATCAATCCATTCCTTAATGGCAGTTAACAAAGCATCTTCAACAAGGTAAAAAGCAGAAGACACATTATGACATGTTTTTTCAGAGCATATTAGTGAAGCGGACTGACCTCTTTTTTGGTAAGGTCTTCTATACATACTTCTTCCACACATACCACATTTTATTACACCGGCAAGTGGATTGGTTATCGTTTTTGAAGGTCTTCTTGGATTTCTGGATAATCTTTCCTGGGCCAAATTAAATGTGTCCTGAGATACAAGAGCAGGATGCTTTCCTTTGTATAGTCCATAGGATTCGTTACGTGTCCATTTATCGACGATAATTCCGTTTTCAACAACCTTTTTTCGCTTCTTTTTCCCAAAAACAATATATCCTAAATAATGTTCGTTTCTAAGCATGGTAGATATTGTTGGAATGGTCCAAACACCACCTAAGGGTTTAATTGAATATTCAGAATTTAACTTGTCTGCAATACGAGCTGTCCCTAAAAGTTCATAACTGCCATCTTCTTTTAGAATTCCCTTTGTATACCATTGAAAAATCAACTTTACAATTTCTGCTTCTCCCGGCTTAGGTTCCAGCCTATAACCTTTGGATTTTTTGTTCTTTACAATGGAATATCCAAATGGTGGTGTATGATGTATGTAATTACCTTCCTTGCAACTTGCTTCCATTCCGGCATGCAATCTTCTTTTAATAGTCTTATATTCTCTTCTTGACATATACAAGCCAAATTCAAAATATTCCTGATCAAATTCATCTGTGGGATTAAATGTTTTCATCGGGGTAATGATTAAGGTATTGGAATAAGTAAACGTCTTGGTAACTATTCCCTGATCAGAAGTATCACCACGGGCAAGACGCTCGATTTCCATAACAAGAACACCCTCCCATTTCCCATCAGATACATCATTGAGTAATCTCTGCATTTGAGGTCTTGCAGCAATGCTGTCACCGGAAACAACCTCTTCATAGATTTCACCAATTGGCAAATTTTTCTTTTTTGCTAATTCAATTAATGTATCTCTATGACGTTTTAATGTTTCTCCAAAACCTTGCAGTTCTAACTCTCTATCAGCTCTGGATTTTCTTAAATAAATACAATAAGCCATAGTATATCACTCCTTTATATTTGATTTTATTAAAAAATAGGTACAAAAATAACACCCAGCATTTGACCGGATGCTCCAGAAATGATACAATACAACTTGTCTAGGGTGGTATTTATATCACTTGTGGAGCTGGTCGTTAGCGGCTGGCTCTTTTTTATGTAGTTTGAATTATTTATTAGATAACGAAAAAGACCTCACATTACTGTTTGGTATATTTTCAAAGTGCAGTTGTTAATTTTACGCAAGAACATATTGAGACAATATTCTTCCAAGTTCTATAATATTGCAATTGCCTTTAAATTCAAAACGAGCCTTAAATCCATTGGTAAAAAATAATTCCATTTCGCAATCAGGAATAAACTCTGCAAATCCCGGTGTTTGCACACTAAAATACTGTAATTTAGAGTAGGGAAGTGTGGAGAAATCCTTTCTTTTTCCAGTTATGCCTTGAACATCTATGGTAATAATACGCTTATTGGTAAAAACAACTTGATCACGTATTGTTTTGTAGGCACCAATAATTATTTCACCATCAACAAATAATTTAGTTACATCTTGCTGTACAGCTTTTTCATCAATTGGCTTTAAATTGAATACAGCATTTTCTGAAAAGTTAATCATAAATAAAACCTCCTTTTATTAAATAATTTTTAATTAAATTCATTTTAATGAGCTATTAACTCTAAATAACCAATGTGGTTTCGCTTTAAATATTTTTTATTATGCCAATACTAGGGTAGTTGAACTGTATAATGTAATTGTCTAACTCAACATAATTGCCATATTTGTTTTGATAAGTGCGAATAGCTTCTTTTAAATAATCAGTTGTAATATTTAGATAATCTGCAATATCGTACATATTTTGGCAGTGGTGTTCAAAGGCATCAATTAATCCTCTAAGTCCAATCAGCTTGTTGTATCCCCAAATCCTTGCTCTATGCTCCTGTTGGCGGTTGGATGCAGAACTCATAGTTAATATATTTCCATTAGAAGTATGATGATGTCCCATTTCTTCTGCCAAAACACAACGTTTCTGTGTAGAGTTTTCCAAACTATCACTTATACCAACAACACCATCGCAATATAATCCTTTAATGTTAGGGGTTTCAAAAGTGTAATCAATAATCTTTATACCATCCTCGTAGGCTTCTGATTCTAATTGTTCTAACTTATTCAAGAAATCACCTCCCCACTAGAGTATAATTTTTTAGGTGTCCCATAAAAAGGACTACTTTCTTTTATTCTTTACAAATTCAACAAAGTTTTTAATTTCTTCCATTTCTGCTTCTGAAAATTCCTCACCCTCAAAGTGTGCTGCAAGAGTGTTGACTTCTGGGAAAGAGGATTTATCTTCTATTAAATCAGATTTATTTATATGAAAGTAATCAGCTAAGGCTTGTACTTTTCCCATACGTGGAATAGCAATGCCTTGGCACCAAGTATTAAATGTTTGAGGGGAGACATCAATACTTTTGGCTATTTCAAGCTGTGTTTTTCCACTATTAGCAATATAAGCTTTCAAATTTCTTGAAAATATTTCTTTTTGAACATCTTCACTCATATTAGATACCTCCTATTTATATTATATAATGATAATACAATTTAATTTTATTAAAGTCAACGAAAAAACAAAAAAAATTTGATTTTAGTATTGACATCAAATTAAATTTGATATATTATATAGGAGTAGCAAGGAGATAGCAGGAAAGGAGAAAAGAAATGGAATACGAAGAAATGAATTTAGCAGAATTATTAAAACAGACTACAGAAGAAAATCAAACAAGAAAAATCTTAGCAATCTTGGAAGAGAGCGAAGATTTGGAGAAAGCAAAAGAAAAAGTAAAAGCCCTACTTAAATAACTAAGTAGGGCGATAAATAACAAGCACACACAAGGGCGACACTTCTTAACATTCCTGCTAAGTCGCCCAAGTGATAAAAAGATTATAGCAGGAAGTTAATTAAAAGTAAAGAGAGGAGAGATAAAAGTGGCAGAAATACAGATTAGTTTAGCAGCAGCCAGAGTTAATGCTGGAATGACACAAGAAAAAGTAGCAAAGGAAATGCACGTTTCAAAAAATACAATAGTAAATTGGGAAAAAGGAACGTCCGAACCAACAATAAACCAAGGTAAAGAGTTAGCTGCTTTATATAATATGCCAATAGACTATATTTTTTTACCAAATAAATCAAATTAAATTTGATTAAAGAAAAGAGGAGAAACCAATGGAAGATAAACAGAAAATATGCGATTTATTAGTACCAGTATTACAGGAAACAAGAGATTTTCAGGAATTGGAAAGTTTGAAATATAACAAAGACAACGAAACAGTTGTGGCGACTTTCTGGTACGGAGCAGTGAAAACTGCAAATGTTCATATGGATTCAGGAACATCAATGATTAGAGATATTATCGAACAGATTCGTTAATTTATCTTATAAAACTGTTGACAAACCTCGTGCCTACAGCACAAGGAAAACCTCGGTAAAAGTCGTATCATTATGATACCAAAACGAAAGGAGTACAGAATGATACAGACAACAATAAGAATACCAGTGGAGTTACACAAGAGGTTAAAGGAGCTGGCAAAGAAGAAAGGCTTAACAGTCAATGCCTTGATTGTGCAGGCGCTGTGGAAATTATAGGAGGATATACAATGACATTAAAATTCAAAAAGCACAGTAACGGCTGGAGCATTAAGAGAAAAAAAAGAGGACACGCAGACTACCAACCTTTTATTAGATGGTACAAGAACGAGCGGGCATTAAGAATTTGGTATCACACATTTTATACAAGAGATTTTCAGTTTTAGGAGAAACCACAATGGAAGATAAAAAGAAATAAAATATGGGCTGTGCTGGAACGTGATTAATAATTGTAATGGATTACTTCATCAAAATGTAAGTAGGAATAGGACAAATTCAAATAAACATATCGTATTAAAAAGAACAGAAGGAGGTTAGGGGATGGTAGTAGAGGAATTTAATATCGGAAGAACACAAATAATCATTCATGATGATTGCATAGTGTCTAATGAAAAAGCAGAAGAAATTTTAAAGAGATTAGGGAATACTTTCCATAATTATAATCTACGCAAAAGAGAAAGGGGTGATTGAATTGGTGGGAGCAATTAACAGCTTAAGAAACTTAAGGCAGACCTGCATTAAGTATTCAGGAAGTTGTAAGAGCTGTCCCTTGGGCAGACAGATGAACATTAATAACACTTTGTGTCCGCATCTGACTAAGCCAAATAGTTGGACGGATGAAAAGACTACCGAAATGGTAAGAAAGATTGGAGGATAAGGATGATTATTGTAGACAAAAACAAGGCAACAATGGCAGGTCCTGATGAATTAATTGAATGTGAGGCAATGATATTTGTGGAGGCTGTAAAGAGGCATTTTATAAAAAAGCATGGTGAAAACATAGGAAAGGAAATGTTTGAGATGTTGCTGGAATGTTCTGTGATGTCGGATGAAGAAGCTGAAAAGCGTGCAAGAGAAAACAAAAATAAAATGTCAAGAGAAGAAAATGAAATGTTGAATAAATTCATACATTTAATGTTCAGTTAGGAGAGCTTATGGAAACAAACAAAAGACCTGAAGTAAGAGAAGTAAAAGAAACCAAAAAAGAAGAGCCTGAATATACACCACTACGTTCAAGCTCTTACAAAAATAAACCACTTAAAGATTACCACATTATCGCTGAAAAGTACAGAGTACTTAACGGATTCAAGAACGTGGTAATAGGAGTAATAACAGGAGCAGTGATGTTAGTCAATGGCTGGATTGAGGTAGACAGCAAGGCAGGGCAGTTACTTGTGGCTCTGGGAATGGTGATACTGGTTACATTAATGATGCACTGTACGGATGAAATTCTTAATGAACAGGTTGATTAGAAATGGTTACAAGAAAGAAATTTGCAAGTAAACCTGAATGGCTTCTTGCAAGAAAGGGAAAGATAGGTGGTTCTGATGCAGCAGCAGTGTTGGGACTTAATCCCTACAAGAACAATGTGGAGTTTTGGAATGAAATGGTTGGAATAACCAAGCCAAGAGACATATCAAATGAACCGTATGTAATATATGGAAGCAGGGCAGAGGAACACATAAGAGCAATATTTGCATTGGACCACCCGGAATACAAGGTTGAGTACTTTGGTGATAACATGCTTCTCAATGACAAGTATCCGTTTGCTCACGCATCACTTGATGGAGAACTGACAGAACTTGAAACCGGGAGGAAGGGCATATTTGAATGCAAGACCAGTGAGCTTTTTGGTTCAATGCACAAGGAAAAATGGGATGGTGAACACATCCCGGACAATTATTACATACAGGTGCTTCATTACCTGATGGTGACGGAATATGAGTTTGTCGAACTCAGGGCACAGATAAAGAGTGTGTGGAATAAGAGCATAAGACTAATCACAAAGGATTATCACATTGAAAGGGCAGATGTTGAGGAAGACATTGAGATAATAAAAAGGTCAGAAAGGGAGTTCATGGAGCTTGTGAAAAAAAGAAAAAAGCCGGCTCTCATTCTGCCGGAAATTTAAAACAGGAGGAATACCAAAAAGATGGAATTAAAAATTTACAATCCAACAATGGATAATGCACTAAAGTACATTGATTGGAACTTTGAGGAATTAAAAAAAGAAGTTACTGAAAAGGCAAACGTGTACAAGTCATTGGTGTACACGGATGAAAACATAAAGGAAGCAAAGGCTGACAGGGCAGCACTTAATAAGTTCAGCAAGGCATTGAATGACGGAAAGAAAGATGTAAAGAAGATGATGCTTGAACCATACAGTGTGTTTGAAGGCCAGGTAAAGGAACTGATTGCAATTGTAGATGAGGCAAATGCCAACATTGACAGTCAGGTAAAGGCTTATGACCAGAAGAAAAGGGAAGAGAAGCTCATAAAGGTTGAGGAGATATATGACAGGACCTTTGCAAGTGCCGAAGAGCTGAAGGAGATACTCACATTCAAACGTGTTTTCAAGGAAAGTTATCTGAATGTGACAACAACATTAAAGTCAATAACCAATGATATGGAGCATATGAGAGACAGTGTAAGACACGACTTGGAAGTCATTAATGCTGAAACCGGTGAATATCAGTTTGAAATGAAAAAGAAATACATTGAAACCCTCAACATTACAGAAGCATTGATGGTTAAACAGACATACGAGGAAAATGCAAGAAGAAAAGCCGAGTATGAGGCAAGAAGAAAGGCAGAACTTGAGGAAAGACAGGCAAGAGAAAAGGCAGAAGCCGAAAAACTTGCAGAGGCAGGAAAGAAGGAACCGGAGCAGAAGCAGGAAAGTGTTTCACAGACTGTTGAGGAAGAGGCACAGGAAGAAAGAACAGAAGAAAATCAGGAAGAGAAGACACACACAATAGTAATCAGGGTGTGTGGAACAGGAAACCAGCTCAATGCATTGGGTGAGTTCCTTACGAAAAACAACATTAAATATGAGCAGATACAGTAGGAGGAAATGAAATGGCAGTATCAAACAGTTTGGCAAAAAGACAAGAAACAAGTTTTACGGCATATTTGAAAAATGATGCGGTAAAGAATCAGATTAATGAGGTTGTTGGTGGAAAGAACGGAAAGAGATTCATCAGTTCAATAGTAAGTGCGGTTGGAAACAATCCAACATTACAGGAATGTCAAAATTCATCAATAGTAAGTGCAGCATTGCTTGGAGAGAGTCTTAATCTATCTCCAAGTCCACAGCTTGGACAGTATTACATGGTTCCGTTCAAGGATAACAAAACAGGAACAAAGGTGGCACAGTTCCAGCTTGGATACAAGGGCTACATTCAGCTGGCAATCAGATCAGGACAGTATAAGAAGTTAAATGTGCTGGCAATTAAGAAAGGTGAGTTAATCAGATTCGATCCACTTAATGAAGACATAGAAGTAAATCTCATTTCAGATGAAAATGAGAGAGAAAAGGCAGAAACAATTGGCTATTATGCAATGTTTGAGTATGTCAATGGATTTAGGAAGGCAATGTACTGGTCAAAGGAAAAGATGAAGGCTCACGCAGTGAAGTATTCACAGGGATATGCATCAGACTTGAAGAAGGGAACGAAGTGGACCTTCTGGAGCAAGGACTTTGACGGAATGGCATACAAGACAATGTTGAGACAAATCATAAGCAAGTGGGGAATAATGAGCATTGACCTACAGACAGCACTTGACAGCGACATGACAGTAATTAATGAGGATGGAACACATACATATGTGGAAACAACACCTGTTGAGCAGTCAGAAGATGAAACTTATGAGGAAGTAGTGGAGCAGACAGCAGAACAGACAGTTGAGGAAACAGAGAGTGTTCCAGAAGAAAAGAAAAACAATGAGGAACCGGCTGAAAAAAAGGTTCAGACAGAATCAAAGCCATTCTTCAATTATTAAAAAACAGACAGTCATAAATCAAAATATATATCACAAAATTGTAAGACCTGTCACCTGAATGGTGGCAGGCAGAAAGGAGACGTGACAATGAACATTTCAGATTACATCCCTTTCGGAAAGGACAATGCGATTTCAAGAAAAAAGCTAGAGAAGGTGACCGGATTGTCAGACAGAGACATAAGGGAAGAAATTGCAATGGCCAGAAGAAACACGGTAATACTTAATCTATCCAATGGACAAGGGTATTTTCAACCAATAGAGGGCGAGGAAGATGAACTTGTCATTAAGTATTACAAACAGGAAAGCAGCAGATTAAAGAGAATAGGTTGGTCGTTGCTGGCAACAAGGAAAAGAGTAAGGGAGATACAGAATGGCAGTTAATGCAAGGCAGAAGGGGGCAAGGTTTGAAAGACAACTTGCCGGGCATCTAAGGGAATACGGATACAGAACCAGAAGAGGCCAGCAGTATTGTGGGGCAAATGGTGACGCAGACGTTGTGGGACTTCCGGGAATACATATAGAAGCAAAACATCAGGAAAAAATGCACTTGTATGACTGGATGGAGCAGGCAAGAAGAGATTCAAGGCAGGATGAACTTCCGGCAGTGTTTCACAAGAAAAACAATGCAGACATTCTGGTGACAATGACACTTGATGATTGGATGCAGATATATAGGGAATATGAAGCAGGAAACTACATTAAGGAGGAAAGAAGCAATGAAACACATTAACATGGAGGAGTTTGCAAACGGAGCATTCACGGTTCAGGTAAATAGGGCAATGGAAAAGGTAATGAAGAACATTCAGGATCCGAACACGGATGCTAAGGCTACAAGAAAAATCACTGTAACGATAGCATTCAAGCCGAATGAAACAAGAAATTTTGTTGCAACAGGAGTTGTGGCAAAGACATCACTTGCACCTGAATTGGGAGCAGTAACAACAATGACCTGTGGAACAAATCTTAAGACAGGAGACATTGAGGCAGTGGAAATTGGTAATGAATTACCGGGACAGATGACCTTTGATGAAAACACAATGTATGGTAATGAAGCCGTGCAGGTGGATACTGAAACAGGCGAGATAATTGGAAACAATAAAATAGTTGACTTAAGAAAAGTAGGAGAAGTATAGGAGGAACATAAAATGATAAAGGAAGCAATGAAGTATGTAACAGAATTAAAGGCACAGGCAATGGAGCCAAAGATAGTGGAAATTAATGGAAGAACATACTGTGACAAGGAACTTAGAAGATATGACGTAAATGAAAAGGCAAGTCCGCTAACAGTGTCAACACTTACAGCATTGGTGGATTATATCAAGGGTTGTACTGAGGAGTTAAGGGATAAGATGATCATACAGATAAAGTCACCATCAGAAATAACTTTAATTTCAGGATTGGATGAAGAGAGAAACAGGGAAAAATTAATTACTGTTGAAGCGGACCTTCCACATTTCAAGGCAAACCGCTGGGTAACACAGGACAAGTTTATTCTTGAATTACAGTCAATGTTTGTAAAGACATCTGACCTTGAAGCAATAATGAAGGTTGCAGGAAACATAGAAGCAAAAACCACAGCTAATTATGGTGATGATGGTGTGACACAGAAGACAACAATCCAGCAGGGAGTTGCCAGTCGTGCAGACGTAATAGTTCCAAATCCGGTGTCACTCATTCCATACAGAACATTTCTTGAAATTACGCAGCCTGAATCAAGTTTTGTATTTAGAATTGACGGCTCTGACAACATACCTGAGTTCACATTAATAGAAGCTGATGGTGGACTTTGGGTAAATCAGGCTAAGGCTGAAATAAAGAAGTATCTTGAAAAGAACTTAAAGGAACTTGGAACAAACATTGTAATAATGGCTTAAATTAATGAACCACCTTGTCCGGTGGGCAGGGTGGTAATGGGAGAAATAAATGGGAAGACCTATAAAGGCAGGACTTAGTTATTTCCCAAAAGATGTTGATTATTATGAAGACTTTAAAATAATGGACCTGATGAATGAATATGGTCCATTGGGTCAAACCATTTACGACATAGTCATTTCGATGGTTTACCGAGAGGGTTACTTTCTTGAGTTTAAAAACTTTGAACAGCTTAAGAAGAACCTTCCGGTTAAAATCATCAAGACAATCGGTAACAGATGGGTTAACAAAAAAGACTTTGTGTTACAAGTTATTCTCTCTTGTGCGGACATAGGTCTGTTTGATCATGACCTCCTGATGCAAGGAGTTATAACCTCTGTTGGAATTCAGCGACGCTACGATACAGTGACTGTTAGGAACAAAGTCCAGAAAACAAGGTACAGGTTGATTGATGAAAAAGGTCAACCCTTATTAAATGAACCATTAAAACCGATAAATGTAACAGAAACAAGTGTAAATGTAACAGAAACCAACATAAATGATACGGAAATACAACAAAAGAAAATAAAAGAAAACAAAAGTAAAGAAAATATAAAGTATTTTTCCAACGAAAACCTTAATGACGTGTTTAGACAATTTCTGGAGCTTAGGGAACAAAAGGGAAGACAGATTGTTGGCTATCAGATACAGACATTGATTGAGAGACTTGAACAGGTGGCAGACACGGACGAGGAGAAAATACAGGCAGTCAAGAATGCCATAGCAGGTGATTGGAGTAATTTTTATCCTGTAAAGAAAGAGCAACAAAACAAGAAGACATTTAATGACCAAAGGCAATATGACTATCAGGCATTGGAAAGACAACTGATTGAAAACAGAGACAAGAGGAGGAAACAACAAAATGAAAGTTAAGGACATAGAAATTCGCTTAGAGGAATTGGACAGAATGGAATCGCAGATTTTATTTTCAGTTTCAATCTTATCAGCAGATGATCACGTAAGATTGGCAAGAATCAAGGAAGAGAGAGCAGAGCTTAAGGCGAAGCTGGAGGAATTGAATGAGAAAAAAGACAAGTAAGGAATTCGGCTGCATTTTAACACATGAACAGGAAGAGTTCATAAATGACGGAAGACCAAGAGGCAATGCACTAAAGATTTTTAGGGCAAAGGCTTATGGCAATGGAGGAAATAAGGATGGCAAGAATGTCAAAAGAGGAACAGGCAAGACGTGAGGGTATGGCATATGCTCTGAGGCTTGCAAGAGAAAAGGGATTGGATGCCTTGGAAGCAGACCTGAAAATGAGAAATGCCATTGACCTACCTTTAAGGGTATCAAAGGCAGACTTAGACAAATTCAGTGACAATGTTAAGTACAACACAGTACTGTATGTAAAAATCCTAATGGCTGTAACAATGCATGATGAATTTGGTTTTGGTAACAAAAGAATAAAGCAGATGTTTGAGAGATTCGACAACAAGGCTGAATGCATTGCAGAGGATTACAGCACATGGGAAGAGCAGATAAGCATAATTGCAGAAGAATGTGGAATAGACATGGACAGCGAAAGAAGAGACTTAAGAACAGTGATTAAATAAATTAATTTAAAGGCAAAGGAGTAAATAACCAATGAAGAATACACTATCAGATTTGAACAACTATTTGTTTGAAGCAATTGAAAGAATAAATGATGATGAGCTGTCAATGGAAGAACTTGATAAGGAAATCAAGAGAAGTGAATCGGTCAACAAGATTGCCAAGACAATCATTGATAATGGAAACCTGGCATTGCAGGCGAAAAAGCACTTTGATGAATACGGAAGCGGTGAGGATGTTGAAATCCCATTGCTTGGAATAACAAACAAATGAATGGAGAGCTGTAAGTAATGTATGGAATGAAATACACGGATGAAATGAAGCAATTCATTCTGGATAATTACAAGGGAAGATATAACCAGGAGCTTGCAGACCTGTTTAATCAGAAGTTCAATACCAACATAACAAGTAGAACGATTAAATCATACAAGGCAAACAATAAATTAAATTCAGGATTAACCGGCAAGTTCAGAAAGGGGCAGACACCACACAACAAGGGCAAGAAAATGCCAAAGGAAGTCTATGAAAAAGTAAAACACACAATGTTTGCAAAGGGCAACGTTCCACCAAACCACAGACCTGTTGGAAGTGAAAGAATTTCAAAAGACGGATACATAGAGGTTAAGGTTGCGGAGCCTAACAAGTGGAGATTAAAGCAGAGAGTTGTGTATGAAGAAACTAAGGGAAAAATCCCCGAAGGCTGCCCAATAATATTCCTTGATGGAAATAAAAGAAATTTCGATATCGACAATTTAAGATGCATAACCCGGTCGGAACTACTATATCTCAACTGCAACGGGTTGAACAATTCAAATGAGATTACGGAAACAGGCATTCTAATGGCTAGATTAGACAGAGCCAAGAACAAAAAGAAGCAGGAACTAAAGGACAAAAATGTTAAGAAATGTTAAGGAGTGAAGCAACATACCAAAATATAACTTGTAAAAATGGAGGTTAAAAATGACAAACGAAGAATTTTATAAAGACGAATTGAAAGTAATAATGAAAAGAGTAACGAAAGATTTGCTTATTGACCAGATAGCTGTCAATAAGCAAGGTCAACCTAAATGCTGTATAAAACAGTCTTGTGATGATTGTATTTTTAACGGACACTGCACGTTAGTGGCAAAAAGGCAATGGCTTGAAAAAGAATACGTTGAACCTGAACAGCAGGTCGATTGGAGTAAGGTTAAGGTTGATACACCGATTTATGTTAGAGACAACGAAAATAGTCCTTGGCTTCCACGCCACTTCGCACGATACGAAAACGGAAAAGTGTATGTATGGTATGGTGGAAGTACGTCGTTTACCGAAAACGAGGATTTCTCTTGTAATTATGCAAAACTAGCAGAAAGTGAGGACTAGATGGATTGGATAAGATTAATTAAGGCGATATTAATAGGATTGTTTATAATAGTAAATTTAGGCATTTTGTGTAACGTACATGATAATGATATATGTGCTGCGATTTTTATTGCAGAGTGTGCGATTGCAATTTTTATATTTATCGTTTGGATAGCATATCACGCTATAGGTTGAAAGGAGATTGAAAGATGAAGATTGAAGATTACAGAAATGATACAAGGAAGTTTAGTGAGTTAGTAGTAGAATTACTGAATGAGCTTGTGGAAGAAGAAAATGGCAGAATCAAATTCACGGAAAGGTCAATTGAACTTATACATCAGATTGCAGACATTTGCAAAGTGTCCTCTCTTACAGAAAAGAGAAAAGAACGAATTGAAACTTATGCAAGAGAAAAGTCAGCAGAAGATGTGTACTATGACATGCTCTGTAAAATAGTAGCTGCACCAACAAATGTGCATATGGTAAGTACAGTAAAGCTATTGATACCTGTTATTGATGAAAAATTAAAAGAAAAAAATTTATAGCGAAAAAAGTAGAAAGGAGAACAATTGTATGAGCTTAACACATAGAGAAGAAGTAAATCTTTACGAAACAATTCAGAAATCATTTTCTAAAATTCTAATCAAAGATTTAAAGGAAAACGAAAGAATTTGTCCTGTTTGCAATGGTCTTGGAATGAGAATTGAAGACAATGTTTATGGTATTAAAGGTGATGATTCTGAAGCTGGCAGAAAATATCATTTCCCATATAAACGTCAAGCACTTTCATTCTGTCAGAGTTGTTTTAATGGTGTACAAAGATTATGTCCTTATTGTGGACAGCCATATAAAAGTCAGGCATATATGCATTGTGACTGTGAAGGACAAAAGAAGGCTGATGAAGAAAAGAAATTAAAAGAATGGAAGGAAATAATTTCTAAAGCAACTGTAGTTGAGGAAAAAGACGTTGATACGATGCTCTATTGTGAGGAATATGATGAGTATTACGATACTGTTGATGATTTCTTTGATAGTTACATTAATTACCATACAAATGAATCAGAAATAAAGCCTGAAAGATTGTGGGTTTGTAGCGTAGAAAAGATTTATGTTGACGCTGAAAGTGTAATTGAAAGTGCTTGTGAAGATTTACATGAAGATGCAAGTGAACAGTGTGATACAGATGGATTACAAAAATTGTTGGATAAATGGTGTGAGGAGCAAACAGGAACTACTACATATTATCCATGTTATAACCAGTGTGTTTTGATTGATTGGAATGAGTTAGAAGGAGAATAACATGACAAACAAAGAATTTTACAAAAATGCATTAGATTCAATATTAGAAAGTGTAGTTGCAGGATAAGGATTAGAAACAAAGGTACATTGACAATTGAATATTGGTAGTTGAGAGTTTTGCGCCAAAATCCTTTCTGGTAAAATGGTGTTATACAATAAATGTATAAAACTAAAGAAAGGAGACAAACACTATGAATATTGTAGAAGCTAAAAAGTTATTAGATGATGCAGTGAAAAATGAGCGTGTTGTTATTTTCAGGTTAAGAAATTCTTCTGGAAAAAATTTAGATGTTTCATTTAATGGAAAAATAACACAGGTGCAGGTTAGTGAAAATAATATAACCATTTACACTACAAATGAAGATGATTTGGTTTCATTTGATTATGATTATATCAATGGAACAAATGGTAAAGATTATAGTAAAATTAACTTTAACACGAACGATATTTGTTTAACTGTTAACATCAAACACTAAAAATTAGTAAAAAGAGCCAACTACCAATATTCGGTGGTTGGTTTTTTTATGCAGAAAAATAGAGAAAGGATGAGAGTTTGGAAGAAATGACAGCAAAGGAATACTTGATGCAGGTTAGAAATCTTGAATCTAAGATGAAAATTCTAAAAGAAGAGATAGATACCCTAAGGGAAATGGTGGTGAGTACTGGAGCAATCCAACAGGGCGAGAGGGTACTGTCTTCAGGAACACAGGATAAGATGGCAGAAACAATCTGTAAGATTAATGAAAAGGAATGTGAGTGGAATGATTTGATGCGTGAATTTGCTTTAGCCAGAGCAAACGTAATAATCAACATACAGAAGTTAAACAATCCTGAATACGAGCAGATTTTGTACAAGAGATACTGCCAGAGCAAGAAGTGGGAAGAGATAGCATTGGAAATGAATATATCTTACAGGCATGTATTAAGACTACATGGCTATGCATTGAAAGATATTGAGCCGGTTTTAAACGTGTCATAGAATGTCACATTAATCAGTGATAAAATGGTAGAGTAAAAAGTTGAACAGAAGGGACTTCTGTTATCTGAATAGTATCCTCCAATTATTGTATTGGTAAAACAAGGAAAAGGCAGTCGAAAGGCTGTCTTTTTTCGTGGGGAAAAATAAAATGTGTAATAAGTTGACTACACAATTAAAATCAAGAAAGGAGCGGTTGCGGTGACAATTAAAGAACAAAAATTCTGTGATGAACTTTTATCGGATCCAGACTTTAACAAAACATTGGCTTACAAAAAGGCATATCCAAGTGTTAAGAATGATAATGTTGCAGCTGCAGCTGCTTCAAGACTTATGAATAAGCCGGAGATTAAAGAGTACATAGAAAAGCAGTTGGCTGAATTGCATAATGAAAAAACAGCAGATGCACAAGAAGTATTAGAATATCTCACATCAGTAATGAGAAGAGAACATAAAGAAAACGTTGTGGTTACTTTGAGCAGAGAAACATCTACGTATGTTCCTGATGAAAAAGGGACTATGAGAAAGCAAACAGTAAAGGAAGAGATTCCACAAATAATTGAAATACCAACAAGAGTTTCAGATGCAAATAAAGCAGCTGAGCTTCTTGGTAAGAGATATGGGTTGTATACAGATAAGCTTGATGTAAACAATGAGGCAGAGGAAAAGAAAGCTGAGAAATTGGATAACATAGCCAGCATATTGGAACAGATTAAGCCTGTAAGAGAGGGTGATTAATATTGTTACAGTTATCACCTAAATTTAAGGAATTTATTCTGACAGAAACCAAGAGAGATTTTCTTGAAGGAACTACTGCAGCAGGGAAGACTACAGTAGGTATATTTAAGTTTATGCTTATGGTGGCAAAGAGTGATATTAAGTATCATGTTATTGCCGGAGCAGACCTTGGTACAGTTGAAAAGAATGTAATCAATAATGAAAGAGGCCTTTTGGATCAGTTTGATGGTTTAGCTGAATATTATCCTAAAGGTCAAGGCAGAATTGGTCTATCACACATTAAGTATCAGACACCAAATGGTGAAAAGATAATATATGTCTGTGGTTATGATAATAAAGCACGTTGGAAAAAAGTATTAGGTTCACAACAAGGTTGCGTGTACATTGATGAAGTTAATACTGCAGACATGGAGTTCTTAAGAGAAATATCTCATAGATGTAAGTATATGATGACTACATCAAACCCGGATAGTCCTGATTTGCTTGTGTACAAGGAGTTTATTAATCACAGCAGACCATTAAAGAAATATATCAAGGATTATCCGGAAGAATTGTTGTCAGAATTAAATGAGCCTGAAAAGGAAGGATGGGTTCATTGGTATTTTACATTTTATGATAATGCCAGTTTAACAGAGCAGGACATTCAGGATAAGATTGATGCAGTTCCGGTAGGAACAAAGATGTACAAAAACAAGATACAGGGACTTAGAGGAAAGGCCACAGGACTTGTATTTAGCATATTTGACAGAAGACATCATGTAATTACAGTTAATGAAGCAAAAGAATTCATCAGAAACAGGTCAAATAAGGAACAGAGAGAATGGTTTGAAATATTCACAAGTGGACTGGATACAGCTTATTCAACAAAGAGCCCTGACACAATAGCAATGAGTTTTGCAGGAATTACAAACAAGGGCAGATATATTCTTCTGGATGAGAGAGTTTACAACAATGCTGAAATTGGAACTCCGGTAGCTCCATCTGATACTGCAAAGAATTATTATGATTTTTTGGAAAGAAACAGAAAGGAATGGGGGCTTGCAAAGCATACATTTATTGATTCTGCTGATGCGGCAACAATCACGGAATTAAATAAGTTTAAAAGAGAACATGCACAGTGCTTATATGTATTTAATGCTGCATATAAAGCTGTGAAAATCATAGATAGAATCATATTACAACTTGGATGGATGAACTTTAATGACAATAAGGACATTCAACCAAGTTTTTTAATTGTTGAGAATTGTAAGGAATACGTAAAGGAATTGGAAAAGTATTCTTGGAAGGAAGAAAAGGATCAGGAACCAGAAGATGGAAATGACCACATGGTTAACTCTGTTCAGTATAACTGGATTCCTTACAGAAAGAAAATAGGAGTAATCAAAGAATGAGGTTAATGGACAAGATGAGAGATGGAATAAGACATTTTTTAAGAATACAGGACGCACCAAAACAGACATTTAACATTAGGGAATTACTTAATTATGATGGAAATTGTGTGAAAAATCTTATTTGGTATCGTGGTGACAGCTACGAACTGACACAGTTTTATCAAAACATTCCAGGTGGTTCAGATGGTGTGAAGTTTTGGGCTGCACGTTCAACTGTTGGAAGAGAGATAAGAAAAATACATACAGGCTTACCAGGGATTATTGTTGACCGATTAACAGATATTGTCATTAATGATTTTAGTCAGATTTCATTCAGTAAGGATTCAGACAAAAGAGAATGGAATGAAATATCGAAGGACAATAACTTTAAGGGCATTCTAAAAAAGGCAGTGTCAAAGATGCTTATTCTTGGAGATGGTGCCTTTAAAATATCACTTGATGAAAGCATAAGTAAGTATCCAATCATAGAGTTTTATGGTTCTGATAAGGTTGATTTTGTTTATAACAGGGGAAGAATACAAGAAGTAGTATTTACAACAGAATATGAGCAGAATCAGGTAATGTATGTGTTAAAGGAACACTACGGATATGGGTACATTAAATACAAGCTTTACAGAGCAACAGACAATATGGAAGTTCCTTTGGGAATTATTCCAGTGTTGAGCAATTTGGTTGATGTGGGATTCGATAGCTCACTAATTATGGCACATCCTATTAAATTTGGAGAAAATCCAAAGTGGGAAGGAAGAGGACAGTCAATCTTTGACAAGAAAACAGATGATTTTGACGCATTGGATGAAGCTTGGAGTCAGTGGATGGATGCTCTAAGAAAGGGCAGAAGCAAGGAATGGATTCCTGAATCATTACTGCCAAGAGATCCGGAAAGCGGGGCAATAATTAAGCCAAATGCATTTGATAATTCATACATAAAGCGTGGTGATGATTTATCTGAAAATGCACAGAACAAGATTGAGGTTACACAGCCGACAATTCCGCACGATTCATATCTTGCCACATACATTACAGCATTGGATTTGTGTCTGCAGGGATTAATCAGTCCAAGTACATTGGGAATTGATGTCAAGAAGCTGGATAATGCGGATGCACAGAGAGAAAAGGAAAAAACAACTCTTTACACAAGAGGAAACATAGTGGACATATTACAAGATCAGATACCTTTATTCATTCAGAAAGTATTTAACGTTGTTAGTATCAGCCAGAACAATGTGCCAACAGAAGTTAAATGTACAATAGACTTCAGTGAGTATGCAAATCCATCATTTGAAAGTCAGGTAGAGACTGTTGGAAAGGCTAAGACACAGGGGATTATGAGCGTTGAAGCTTCCGTTGATGAGTTGTATGGAGATACAAAGGATGAGGAATGGAAAAAGGAAGAGGTTGCAAGATTAAAAGCAGAGCAGGGAATAGCAGAAGAGGAAGAACCGGCTTTAAATTTGGAAGGAGAAAATACAGATGAAGGTGATAGTGGGGAAAAAGGTTTACCAGATGTCGAAGAATAAGGCAATGAATTTGCTTAGACTGGCAAGTGAGCAGGTACCTAGAGGTATATATGCTTTGGAAAAGGACAAAGTGATTGAAATGCGTAATGATAAATGCAGTTCAATCACACAGGTAAAAAATTTGAAAAGACAGTTTAAGAAAGCTGGCTTTAGAGTATATGCCAACGGAGTTGATTAGAAATGCCAAAAGATTATGACATTGAGGAAGCTTTTAGAGCCATTGAAAATGAGTTGATTGATTCAATGATGAGAAATCTGTCAAATCATAGGGCAGAGGAAACAAAAGAGGGATATAATTGGACATCGTGGCAGGCTGAACAGTTAAAAGCTCTGAATAAGTACAAACAGGAAAATCAAAAGAAGTTTACAAAAAGATTTTCTGACATTAACAGAAAAATCACTGAATCAATCATAAAGCACAGAAAAGCAGGAGCAACAGATCAGGAAATAGACATTCTAAAAGCCATTAAAAAAGGGGCAAAGTTAACACATAAAGCAGGAAGCACCATTGAGGGTGCTTTTTTTCGTGTCAATGATAGAAAACTGGATGCGCTATTAAGTGAAATAAATGGTTCTATGCATAGAGCTGAAACTGCAATGCTAAGAATGGCAAATGACCAGTACAGAAAATCAATATTCAATGCACAGGTGTATTTCAACACCGGAGCAGGAACATATGAAAAGGCAGTGGACATGGCTACAAAGGATTTTCTAAGTCGTGGCATTAACTGTGTTCAGTACAAGAATGGTGCAAGAGTTAACATAGCCTCATATGCGGGAATGGCATTAAGAACAGCTAATACCAGAGCATACTTGCAGGGTGAAGGTGAAAAACGTAAGGAGTGGGGAATTTCCACAGTTGTGGTCCATAAGAGAGGTTTACCTTGTTCAAAATGTGCAAAATGGATTGGAAAGATACTGATAGATGATGTTTGGAGTGGTGGAAAAGCAAGTGACGGTCCATATCCGTTAATGTCTCAGGCGATAGCAGGAGGTTTATATCATCCTAACTGCAATGATGGTCATAGTACATATTATCCTGGAATTTCTAAAGAGCCTGAAAAGGTAACAAAGAAAGAAATGAAACAGGCTATTATTGCAGAGAAACAGGAAAGCAGGGACAAATTGATACAAAGGAATGTAGATAAGTTTGATAGGTTATCTAATTATTCTTTAGATGAAGAAAATAAGAAAAAGTATGCGACTAGAACAAATCAATGGAATAATATAAAAGAATTCTCAAATGGCATAAATATAGAAAAGGTTGCAGAAAGTGGGAAATTTAATAGTAAAAGAGTTGGAAATAATAATGTTGATTTGATTAAAATGAAGAAAGAATTTGGAAAGAAATTTAACCAATTAACTAATGATTCAGCAACAAACAATTCTCTAAGAAAATATGCAAAAGCTATGCTAACTCATAGAAATGGAACTGATGGAGAAGATCTTTATATTATTAGTAAGAAGGCAGGAAAAAAATTATTTTCTAAAACGAATAGTAACAATATTTTAGGAGTAGAATTAAATAAAGAAGAAATTGAATTGATAAGGCAAATGCCATCAAAAATAGGAATACACAATCATCCCACAAATATATTGCCAACTGGTAGTGATTTTGTAGTTGCTGGATATCGAAAATATGATTTTGGATTAGTAATTACACATGATTTAAAAGTTTTTAAATATAAGGTAGGAAATAAACCATTTCCAGCTACATATTTAGATAATAAAGTTGACAAATATATGGGGAAAAATTATAATTTACCTATATTAGAAGCGCAAGAAAAGGCATTACAAGAACTTTCAAAGGAGGGGCTTATTGAATGGAAAGAGATACTGGCATAATTAAGGAAAGAGATTATATTGTAAAAACAGACAGAAGTCCAGAGGAAATTGAAGAAGCAATAAAAAAATCTGAAGAAGAAATGAAAAAAATGAAAGAATGGCCAATGGCATAGATACCATCTAGTTTTTGCTAGGTGGTATTTTTATGCAACAAAATAAGAAAGTAATAAGGAGGTAACAAATGTTAATCGCAAAAATCAATTTTTATGACAAGGAAAACAACCTTGCCTTGGTAAAAGCAGGGGATGAGGTTAGGGCAAAAACAAAAGAGCGCAAGGAGTATTTATTAAGAATTGGCGCAGTAATTGAAAAAGACGAACCAAAGGCATCTACAAGTAAGTAGGTGCTTTTTATATGCCCAAAACGTGATGGCTTAAAACTCTCGGAATAAGCTGACGAGCTAAAACGGAAAGGAATATACGTAATGATGTTGAGATCAAGAGAAACAGGAAAAATGCCCATGAACCTTCAATTTTTTGCAGAAGGTTCAGGAGAAGGCGGAGAGGGTAACGGCAACCAGAATAATAATGCCGGAAATGGTAACAGTAACCAGAATACTGGAAACAATAATCAGGGTGCAACATACACTCAGGAACAGCTTGACGGAATTGTTAATAGCAGAACTGCAAGAGCTGAGCAGTCGGCTTTAAGGTCGTTCTTTCAGCAGCAGGGAATGTCTGAAAATGAAGTAACACAGGCAATTAACAGTTACAAGGAACAGAGAGCAAAGAATAAACCTGACGTAGCAGGAATGCAGACACAGCTTGCACAGGAGCAGAGCAGAAATTTACAGCTCACAATTGAAAATTCTGCAACATTACAGGCAGTTGAACTTGGCATTGATTCAAAGTCGATTCCATATGTAATCAAGATGGCTGATTTTAAGGATGTGGCAGGAGAGAATGGAACAGTTGATGCAGAAAAAGTAAAAGCTGCAATCAACAAGGTATTAGAAGATGTTCCGGCATTAAAGCCGGCAGGAAATGGAGAAACAAACAATCAGGGATTTAAACCCATTGGTGCTCCAAACAATAACAACAATCAGAACCAGGATGACTTGTTAAGAGGCATTTTTGGAATAAAGAAAAAATAGGAGGTAGTAATACATGGCAGCATTACAGTACGCTGATATTTTCAGCAACATTTTAAGAGAATTATATGGTCAGTCACAGGTTTCTGTGGATTTGTATAATTCAAATTCAGACATTCAGATTGTGAATGGAAAAAACTTAAAGATTCCTAAGTTATCAGTAAGTGGTTATAAGGATCATTCAAGAGGCAACTTAGGTTTTAACGCAGGTACATATTCAAATGAATATGAAACAAAAACATTGGACCACGACAGAGACATTGAGTTTGCTATAGATCCAATGGATGTTGATGAAACAAACATGGTGGTTTCAATAGCAAACATTCAGAAAAGATTTGAGACAACTCAGGCTATTCCTGAGGCTGATTGTTACACATTCAGTAAGCTTTACACAGAAGCTAAAAGAGTAGGAGCAAAAGTTAAAACAGAAGCTTTAACTACAGCTAATGTTCTTTCTGATTTTGATGATAACCTTGAGGCAATGACAGAAGCAGGTGTTCCACTTGACAGAGTTATTCTTTATTGCACACCAGCTTATTATAAGTTACTTAAGAATGCTGAGGGCATTCAGAGAACACTTGAAGTAAGTGGAGCAAAGGGAATTGACAGAAGAGTTCATTCCATTGATGACATTGGAATGATTAAGGAAGTTCCATCGGCAAGATTTAAGAGTGCTTATAACTTTACAAATGGATGTGTTGCAGATAGTTCAGCTGTTCAGATGGACTATATCTTAATTGATCCGGAGTGTCAGGTATCAAGAGACAAATATAGCTACATCACAGTATTTGAACCGGGAACAGATTCAAGAACAGCTGACAATTATGTTTATCAGAACAGAAAATTAAACGGAACATTTGCAATTGATGAGCTTATGAAAGATGGCTGCATCATTCACGCAAAGACAGCCTAGAAAGGAGAAGAACTATGACAGCCAAAAAAGCAAATAAGGTTTATACAGTGTCCAAAGTGGAAATGGAATCATATCTTGCAATGGGATATGACATTTTTGACGAGGAAGGAAAACTTTTAAAACGTTCACCTAAGGCTACAGTTCCATACTCCGAATATGAGAAGGTAGTTGCAGAAAGAGATGAGTTAAAAGCTCAGCTTGAAAAAGTTAAAGGTGATAAATTTTCTGTGATGGAAGTTGAAGAATTGCAGGCATATGCAACTGAGCACAGCATTGATTTAGGTAACGCAACTTCAAAAGAAGGAATTATCAAGAAAATCAAGAGTGCTGAAGCTGAATAGGGGGTGAGCCTATGGCTTACTTCCCATATGCAACATTAAGCGATTACTTGGGAATTTCTGATTCAAGGTGCATTGAACAGACAAAAGTTGCAAGTAAGCTTAAACAGGCAAGCAGACACATTGATTCATTAACATTTGGCAGGATTAACAGATATGGATTTGATAATTTGACAACTTTTCAGAAGGATATCATAAGGGAAGTAACTTGTAGGCTTGCCGATTTTGAATATGAGAATGAGGACTTAATACAATCGGTTCTTTCAAGTTATTCACTTAATGGTGTGTCAATGAGCATTGGAAATACATGGAATGTTTATACTCAAAACGGAGTGGCAATAAGCAAAGACTTATATGCTCTGCTTTGTCAGACAGGATTATGTACAGGATTGGCAGGTGTTTAAATGAAATATCCCAAGTTAGTTCCAGACAGAATGTGTACCACTGAAATGGAAGTGGTGATTTATGGAGAGGGCTTGTCAGAAACAGGCTCTCCCATTATTGTGTGTCAGAAGAAATTAAAGTGTAATTATCAGGATAAGGCATACACAAAATTAACTGCAGAACAGAAGATTGTTACATTGGACGGAAAAGCCTATTTTGACGGAGACATATGTCCTAAACAGTCAGTCATAAGCAGTGGGTATGTCAAGGTCTTTGGAGTTAAGAGAAGTATTAATCAGGGAACAAAAGCAAGAAACCCTGATGGGACAGTTAATTTTACATTATTGGAGTTGAATTAAATGATAAAGGCAAAATCAAGAGTAAAGTTAAACATGGGAGTGATAAAAAAACTAAGTACAGCGGCTGTTACTTCACTAGAGCAGACTGCTGATGCAGTTCAAAGTGATTTAAAGCAATCACAGGTAATGCCCTTTGACAAGGGAACATTGCAAAACACGCAAACATTTGTTGATTACAAGGAAAGTAATCAGGGAAGGGTGCAGATTGTTTCAAGTACTCCTTACGCAAGAAGACTTTATTATCATCCTGAATACAACTTTAGTACTGCAGAAAATCCAAATGCCGGAGGTAAATGGTTTGAGGATTATTTGGCAGGAGGCAAAAAACAGAACTTTGCAAGAGACACATTTAAGAAATTATATAAAAGAAATGGAGGATTATGATAGTGCTTTATTTAAAGGACATTAAGGACTGGCTGAAAACATTTAATGTTGCGGAACATTATTACATTGGCAAGCTTGACAATAAACAGGACAAGTCACTGGGTGTTTATCAGCGAAAAACAAGTAATCCGCCAAGAATCTGCTATGGTGATTTAAAAAGCTATGAGGTTAAACCTGTATCATTACTGATTCATTGGAATAATGATGCTGATGATACAGAGCGAAAGGCTTTTGAATTGTACAGAAAAATGGCAGAAGCAAGAAACATACTTATCAACAATGTTGAAATAGTTTATGTAAGTCTATTATCGTCAGAGCCAATAGATGTTGGTACTGATGATAACAACATATACGAAAGAGTAATAGAAGTAGATTTTTATTACAAGGTAGAGAAAGGAGAATAGACATGGCAAAAGCAACAGGAGTATATCCGGTATATGATAATCAGTTTCAGGTAGGAGCTGATAAGGCAAGCCTTGGAAGCATTGCAGACATGGAATCTTACTCTGTGTCTTTTGATAATGGGGTTGAAGAATGGACTCCAATGGATACAGAGGGCTGGATTAGAAGATTAATGACAGCCAAGGGATTAACAATTTCAGTAACCGGAAAAAGAAATGTTGGAGATACTGGTAATGATTATGTTGCCGGGAAAGCGTTTAAGAATGGAAGAGATGCAGAAGGAGCTTTTCAGTGGACATTTAAGGATGGTACTACAGTATTATTTGAAAATGCAGTATACAATGTTACAGCATTAGGTGCAGGAGACAGCACAAATGTGGCACCATTAGAGTTTGATGTAATGTCAAATGGAAAACCGACCGTTACACCGGCAGTTTAATTTGGAATCATATTGAACAAGAGCAGGTCAGCAGAATTAGTTGACTTGCTCTATTTTTTTAGGAGGAATAAGAATGTCAAAAATAATAGATATTACAAATAAATTAGCGTTTGAGGATAATCCAAGATTAAAAATAAAGGATACAGAATTAGAGATCGATGCAACAGCAGAAAATATGTTGAAGGTTATGGGATTGGTGTCTGACAGACCAACCGCAAAGGATGTTGAAGAACTTTGCAAAATAATTTTCACAGATGATTCAAAGGAAAAGCTTTCAAAAATGAAACTCAGTTTTTCTGACTATCAGAAAGTTGTGATGGCAGCAGTTGAACTTGCATCAGGAAATGATGATGCTGACAAAAATTCGGGGGAGTAGATCCTTATTATGACCTGATAGATGATTTTGATTTAATAGTAGCTTCATTTACAACGCAGTATGGATTAAGAATACGTGACATAAAAGATATGCGTTGGAGCGAATTTAAAAGTCTATTGATCGGACTGGGACCTAATACCATTTTGGGCAGAATTGTTTCAATAAGAGCAGAAGATGACAGTGAAGTATTAAAGAATTTTACTAAGGACCAACAGAGAATTAGAAACGAGTACAGGCTTAAGAAGGCAAAGAGACCAGGTAATAAGAAGGAAGCAGAAAAAGCTTCAGAAATGTTCGAGAAAGTCTTTTGGGAAATGGCAGGATTAAATACTTCTGAATTATCAAGGCAGTAGGAAAGGAGGTTTATTATGGCAGAAAGTGTAGGAGCAATAGCTCTTGATTTGGAATTAAACCAAAGTGGATTCAATTCTCAGTTGTCAGGAATTGGAAAGATGGCAAAGAAGGTTGGAGCAACATTGGCTTCAGCTTTTGCCATAAAGAAAACTTTTGATTTTGGAAAGCAGTGCATGGAGTTAGGCTCTGACCTTGCAGAAGTTCAAAACGTGGTTGATGTGGCTTTTCCCAAAATGAGTGGAACAATTGACAAGTTTGCAAAGAATGCAGCATCTCAATTTGGTCTATCAGAAACAATGGCCAAAAGATATGCAGGTACATTTGGCTCAATGTCAAAGGCTTTTGGATTTTCTGAAAAAGAAGCAGCTGAAATGAGTACAACTCTTACCGGATTATCAGGTGATGTTGCATCTTTTTACAATATTAGTCAGGATGAGGCATATACGAAACTTAAGTCAGTGTTTACCGGTGAAACTGAATCCCTCAAGGATTTAGGTGTAGTAATGACACAGACAGCATTGGATCAGTTTGCATTGCAGAATGGATTTGGAAAGACTACTGCAAAAATGACTGAGCAGGAAAAGGTAGCTTTAAGATATGCCTTTGTTCAGAAACAGTTAACTGATGCGTCAGGAGACTTTGCAAGAACATCAGACAGTTGGGCGAATCAAACAAGATTATTGTCGTTGCAGTTTGATAGCTTGAGGGCTTCAATAGGACAAGGGCTCATTAACGTGTTCACTCCTGTAATAAAATTGGTTAACACCTTAATGGGAAAATTAACCACATTGGCAGGAATGTTTAAGTCATTCACTGACATGATTACCGGGAATAAGTCAGATGATTCATCGACAGTACAATCAACCAGCAATGAGTTGTCAGATGTGGCAAGTAATGCTGATGAAGCCACAAGTGGAATGAATGGATTAACTGATTCAACAAAGAAAGCAGCAAAAGCGGCAAGAGGACTTGCAGGATTTGATGAATTAAATGTATTACAGCAAAATGACAGTGATTCGGGAACGTCAGGATCAGGTTCTGGAACAGCTTCAGCTTCAGGAGCAAGTGCAGTCAAGGACATTACTCCAAATGTTGATGCAGGCAATGGAGCACTGGGAACAATGAACAAGTGGCTTGATAAGATTTTTGGTAAATTTCAGAAATTAGCAGGATTGTTCAAGACAGGTTTTACACTGGGATTTAAAAGCAAAGGTTTAGATGTCATAAAAAATGCTCTCATAAACATAGGAAAGAACATCAAGGAAATTTTTACAGACAAAAAAGTGTTGGATGCAGCAAGTAATTGGGCAGACAGCATAGCATTAAGCGTTGGGAAAATAGTGGGCTCAATGGCAAGCATTGGAATAAGCATTGCAACAATGTTGATTGGTGGCATTGATAAGTTTTTCGAACAAAATAAGGATTATTTGAAAGACAAAATAGTTGAGATGTTAAATATATCAGCAGAAAGAGCAGAAATATTTGCGAACTTTTGTGCAGCAGTGGCAGACATTTTTACAGTTTTTGAAAGTGATGATGCACAGCAAATTGTGGCTGATGTATTGGCTATTTTTACAACTGTACAACTTGAATTATATGTTTTATGCCAGAAAATCGGACGTGACATTATGCAGGCAATTACAACACCGATTGTTGAAAATACGGATACAATTAAAACAGCTTTAATGAACACAATCAAACCAATAGAAACAGCTGTTAGTGGAATAAAGACATTTGTTCAGGAAGTCTTTACAAACATTAATTCAATGTATGATCAGTACATAAAGCCGGCATTTGACAATATAGGAAGTGGCTTATCCACAATATTTGATTATGTTCTTGATGGATATAATTCATTTCTGGCACCGGTATTTTCAAGAATTGCCAGTGAATTAAGCAGTTTGTTGAACACCTATATTAGTCCAATGTTTAATAGCATATTTGGATTCATTGGAAGAGTTATTGATGTTGCAGGAAAATTGTTCAATTTCTTATCTCCAATAATCGGCTGGTTCATCGAAAAGGCAATGCCACAAATAGCCTTTACCATAGAAACAACATGGAACAAGATACAGGGTATTATAAGCGTAATCAGCGTTGTTATTACAACCTTAATGAATGTCATTAATGGTTTAATTGATTTTGTGGTGGGTGTGTTTACAGGAGATTGGAAAAAGGCATGGAACGGAATCAAAAACGTGTTTAAGAGTGTGTTTGATGGAATAAAAAGCATAATCAATATAGCTATGGACTTTGTAAAGAATACAATAGTGGCAATTTGCAGTAAGGTTGCATCATATATAAAAGTTGTAGTAAATGGAATATATACAGTTATGACAACAGGGTGGACAGCAATTAAAAATGTGTTCTCAGGTGTAATAGGATTCTTTAAGGGAGTTTTTAGTGGTGCTTGGAATGCGATTAAGTCCATATTTAGTAATCCGGAAGCATTCTTTAAGAATGTTTGGAACGGAATAAAGGGAAGTTTCGGACATGTATCAGGTTGGTTCAAGGATACATTCAGCAAGGCTTGGCAGGCAGTAAAAGATGTATTCAGCACAGGTGGAAAAGTATTTTCAGGAATAAAGGCTGGAATCGCTTCGGTATTTAAATCAGTGGTTAACTCCCTGATAGGTGGGATTAATAAAGTTGTGGCCATACCATTTGATAAAATCAATGGAATGCTTAATAACATTAGAGCAGTAAAAATAATGAAATGGAAACCATTTGAAAAGATGTGGGGACACAATCCGTTGCCAGTACCTCAAATTCCTAAAATGGGTGGTGTTCCAGCGCTTGCCGAAGGTGCTGTTTTGAAACCTAATGCACCATTTTTGGCTATGGTCGGTGATCAGAAACACGGAACAAACATTGAATCTCCATTATCAACCATTGTAGATGCATTTAGACAGGTACAGGGTGAAAATGCAACAGGTATTTCTGATAAAGATTTACTTAATGCAATTTCAAACATGCAGGTTAATGTTATTGTTCAGCAGGATTCAAGAGGAGTATTCAACATGGTAAAACAAGAAGTGGTTCAGGAGCAGAGAAGAACAGGAAAACCTGTATGGATTTAAGAAAAGAGGTAGAAAATGGCAAAGTATAAAGGATATTTGTTAAAAGTAAAGGACCAAATATTTCCAATGAAATATATAAAAAGTGAAACGTATACATCAACGGATAACCAGAGGTCTGAACTTAAGGCTTACAGAAATACAAATAATTATCTTATTAGACAGACTTCTCCTAATTTCAAAACAAAGATTGAATTTGAAACACCACCACTTCTGCAAAGTCAATATGAAGAAATACGACAATTGCTGAATCAGGGGACAATTAACAGAACTGAAAGAAAAATAAAAATAACTTACTGGAACTCAGAGGATTTAACCTACAAAAACGCTGTGGTGTATATGCCGGATATTTCATATACAATAAAAAATCAGATGAGGAATGAATTACTGTATAATCCGTTAAAGATGGAATTCATAGAGTACTAGAAAGGAGCACCAATGTTAAATGTAAATGAAGATACTATAAGAGCATATACAGAGCAGAATGTTCCAAAGAAGTTAACAATCACATTCCCAAATAATTCAAACTTAACTCCAATCACAAATGCAAACATTCAGGAAGAAAGCATGAGTTTGACAGGCAGTCTTTGTAGTGATTCAAATTTGATGCTACAGGGCTGTATCTCAACTCAGTTTAATCTTACAACATTTGACTATGATACAGACATTACAGGTCAGGACATCATAGCCACTTTGTCAGTAAAGGATGATTCTTACAAGGGTGAATGGGTTAAGGGAACAAATTACAAGTCAGGGGACATAGTAAAGTTTGACCAGGAATATTATATTTATTCCGATGATGTTTCTGATGAAAAAACAGAAAATATCAAACGAACAAAAGTAAGCAGTTCTTACATTGTATACAATGAAACTGATAAGAAATACAACATTTTTGGAAGAGAACCGGATAATTTTATCGGGATAAGAATTCTTACATCAGAAAAGGTTCTTGATGGTGTGAGAATGACCATTAGATGTTGGTACACTGGAGGTCCGTATTATTATGTGGTACGGGATTTTAATAATAAAACAGATATTATTATGCCCCAACATTATCCCATTGGAAGTAACTATCCGTTAAAGGGGTGGTTTGCAGAAATAAGCTATTCAGGAACAGATACAGATGCATTCAAGGAATTTGTAAGCAACCTGAAAATATATGAATTGACGAATGCTTGCAAAAATGAATTATATCCTGATGAATTGGAAGAATGTCAAAGAGTATATGGTTATGTTGATACATCTAACACAGAAGACATTATCATATTTAGGGGAAAGGTTGAAAGCTTTACAAGACAGGCAGCGGATCCAAGATATAGTGAATTGATAGCCTATGATAAATTATACGATTATCAGGAAAAATCAATTAAGGATTGGATGAATAAGGTGGATGAGTATGGAATGGGAATGGTAGATCCATATTCTTATCAGGGTTCATACAAGTTAAAAACGACATATAAAAAAGACCAGACTGTGTATGGCACATATACTGATTCAAATAATGTGGAAACTAAAGGATATTATCATTTTAAACAGGACTATATAGATAGTTTTTATCAAGCCTGTAATATTGTGAAAGTGGCTTCAGGAGATTTAACAATACCACCAACTGGTGTAGCTCCAACGATAAATGGACCTGAATATGTTGAAAAACTTGAAAAATATTTTCCGAATGATTTACAAGTTTTTCATTTAAGAAATGATTTGTTTTCTGAAATTGGAATAAATCAGAAAAATTTCTATAACATTAGTTTGCCAATGGATGTAATAGATTTAAAAATAGGTCCATTCAAGGAAGATTATTCTGCACTCCAATTATTGCAATGGATTTGCAATATGAATGGTGTTTGCGGGGTTATCGACCAAACAACAGGTGAGTTTGATTATAAGTTTGTAAATTCAGAAAAAAGAACGACAACAGCCGATTCCAATTACAAGGGTGAGTTTAATTCAGCTACAGAGTATAGCGTTGGTAATGTGGTTAAATTTAGTGATTCATATGGAGAGGAAGGATATTACGAAAAAGTTATAGATACAACTAAATATCCAAACAGGTTTGTAACATCAAATGTTTCGTTTATTAATCCACAGGAAAATGTATTGTTTCAAACTCCGGATGTGATGGGAAATTGTTATTACATTGAGTTCTCTTTTGATGATAAGTTGGCAGAAGAACTTGGAGTTGAGATTACAGTAAATAAATATTCTGGGCGAAATTTAAAAACTATATCATTAAGACGAAGCGGAAGAGTAATGCTGCACGATTTGGATGAAACAGGTAAATCTTATTACACAATTCAGGTTTCAAATGTTAATGGTGAATTTTTAAAAACATTTAAAGCAGTAAAATATTTATCAACAGGTGAGTTTGATTCAACGTGGACTCCTGAAAGTGAGTTTTTTGCAGATTGTTGGAAAAAGAAAAATAAACTTTATCATCCGTCAGGAATGATTAACATTACGGAGTTGTATGAGCAGGACAGCATAGAATTACAGGACAGCTTGTATTCAAACAATGGCTGGAAGGTTATGGATATAAATGGCACACTTTTAAATGGAGAGAATAAAAAGAATAATCTTGCCATTACATACTCACCACTTTACAGTTCACATAAATCAAGTTATCAGTTGCTATTAGATGTGGCAAACAATGTTGGAAAAGGATGGATTGAGCCAAAGATTCCTTTTACCATTAAGTTTGCACCATTCAAGGCTAAATCACTGGGTCTTCCATTCTTGGAGCTTGGCGATTACGTAACTTTTGATGTTGATAAGTGGTCCTCTGATGCAGATGGCAATCCTGTAATAACGAGGCAGAACGTGCAGTCAATCATATTTAACAAGACAATGTCAGGAATAAATGCACTGTCAGATGAATATGAAGCAAAGAACGATTAGGAGGTTGGAGCAAATGATAATAATAGATGCAGGAGTTGAGAGAGAAGCTACAGCGGAAGAGGAAGTGTACATTAAAAAAATGCATTTCTATGATGAAATGATGGAAAAAAAGATGGAGTTAAGTTCATTGGAAAAACAACTTTCAGATGGAGATTACAAGATCATAAAATCTTATGAGTGTAGTCTTATGAACATTGAAATCCCATATGACATTGAACAGCTCCATTCAGAAAGACAGAACATGCGTGACAGAATTAACAGCTTAAGGGAAGAGATTGCTGATTATGAATCTAAATGGGAAGAAATGGAAAGGAAGGAAGCGAATGATAGCAATTAAAGAAAAAAATGTGATTACCATTGAGTTTGAAGGTCACGATACTTTGGAATCACCAATGCTTTATCAGTATGACAAGGGACAAAAAATAAAATTCCTTGATGTTCCGGATGGTGCGGAAGTACAATTTTCCAATTGGGCAACAGAAATGACAAAAAACAAAATTGTTGTAAATGGTCAGGTAGAAATACCTGATTTTTTTGTGCAACAGGGAAATGAAATTGTCTTGTATATTCAATACATAGACAGTAATTCGGAAACAACAATGAAAAAGCTTATTATTCCGGTGGAACCAAGAGCAAGACCTGGAGAAGTAGTTTCCACTGATGATGAGCCAAGTTTCAGACAACAAATTGAAAACATTATGGAGGAAACAAAAGAAATAGCAAAGTCAGTGAGAGAAGATGCTGAAAATGGAAAATTCAATGGAAGTAACTATGTTTTGACAGAACAGGACAAAGAAGACATAGCGAAGAAGATTGAAGGAAGTGGTTCAGTTTATATAACAGAGATATAGGAGAGTGTTAGATTATGAATGAAAACAAACACTTGTTATCTATTATTGGAACTGAATTAAACAAGTTACAGGATATTGCAATAAAAAACGGACAACTTATTTTCTTAAAAGATAAGGGGCGGATTGTGTTCGACTTAAATGACAGGAGAACGTTTTATGATAGTATAAGCATTCTTGAAACAGAAGAGGAAAGGAAATCCTTACAGGCTGTATCAGAATGCTTTTACTATGTAAAAAAAACAGGGTATCTTTGGTTTTATGATAATGAGTGGGTGCAGTTAACAGGAAAAGAGCAATGTCAGATAGTAAAGAAGTATGTTCTTCCAAGTGAAGGAACAGACGATTCATTGTACATAAACATGTCTGAAAAAAACATTTTCGTATGGGATGAAGAAAACAGGCAGTATGTACTGGTAGGTGAAGCTATAAATTCAGTTTCAAATGAAGATATAAATAAAATGTTTAAGTAGAAGAGGAGAAAAGAAATGGCAACAGAAAAGAAATATTTAGATCTTGAAGGATTAAAAACTTACAATGAACAGGTAAAAAGTTTAATTGACACAAAAGAAACATCAGGAACAGCGGCAACAAAAGTTAAAGAATTAGCAGATGGTCAGGTTAAGGCAAATACGAATGCAATAGCAACATTAAATGGTACAGGAGCAGGTTCTGTATCAAAAGCTGTTAGTGATGCAAAGGCAGATACGGAAAATAAAATAGGAACACTGGCTAATTTAACAACATCTAAGAAAACAGACCTTGTAAGTGCAGTAAACGAAATTAAATCTGCTGTAGGTGATACAAAAACAGCAGGGGAAGTTACTGTTGATACTACAACAACAGCCGGAATGTTTAAGTCTTATACTTTAAAACAGAATGGAAAGAATATTGCAACAATTGACATTCCAAAGGATATGGTTGTATCCAGTGGTGAGGTTAAAACTTACACTGCACAGACACTTCCAACAGGAACAGGTGCACCAACAAGTGCAGGTACATATTTAGTATTAACATTAGCTAATGCTACAAATGACAAGGTATATATTAACGTAGGTACTCTTGTTGATATTTATAAGGCAAAAGCAAATGCTACTAAGATTCAGATTTCAATTGATTCAACCACAAGAGAAATTAGTGCTTCTGTTGTAGCTGGTTCTATTGGAGCTACTGAGTTAGCAACTAATGCGGTAACAACAGTTAAAATTGCTGATGGTAATGTTTCTAAGGCAAAATTAGCTACAGCAGTACAGACTTCTTTAGGAAAGGCTGATACTGCAGTTCAGTCAGTAAAAACAGGTACAGCAAATGGAACAGTTTCCGTTGACGGAACAGATGTAGCTGTAAAAGGTCTTGGAAGCGCAGCTTACACAGCAAGCACAAATTATGAAAAAGCAGGTGCAGTAACAGCATTAGCAAATGGCCAGGTAGCAACAAACAAGAATGATATTGCATCATTAAAAACAAAAGTGGCAACTTTAGAAGGAACTACTTATACAGCAATCTCAGACAAAGAGATAAATGCATTATTTGGCATTACAGAATAATTAAAAAAAGAGGTGCGTTATAATGGCAAAAATACAAAATACGTATCTAAATAAAGAGGGGTTAGGCAGTTTTCTGTCTAACCTCAAAAAAATTTTTTTGGGTACAAAAACCATAACATCAGCAGTGGATTGGAATACATTAACAGAAAATGGAGTGTATCACATAAAGACAACAGCAGGAACAAACAGACCTGTTACTAACTGGGGAATGCTTTATGTTGAAGGGGAAACATCAACTAAGTTTCAGATATTTATTCCTGATGTAAAGAACAATGTGATTTATAAGCGTTATGAAAATGCCGGCTGGAAGGATTGGCAGGAGTTAACCCTTATTGAAACATCCGGAGAAGTGTATGATACAGGCTGGAAATCGGTTGAATGTGGATATGGCATATCAGCATGGTCCACTACTGATGCACCTAAAATTAGAAGAGTTGGGAAAACTGTGGAATTGGTGGGTATTATAACAAATTCAACAAGTTTTGCAGATCATGATAGTTTGTTTAGAAACATTCCTGAGGATATGAGACCTTCTCGCAATGTATGGTCTATTCAACAGGGAGATATAAAAAATAAGACAACTGCCAGATGGATGATGACAATTAATCCAGGGGGCACAGTATCTTTTAATTATTATGGATTTTCTGGACCTTTAACAATTTCAAAAGGAATGTGTATACCGGTTCATGCAATATGGATGGTGGATTGACGAAAGTTACAGTAAATGTTAGAGCAGAACCTTAAAGGTCCTTTTTTTATACCCAAAAACAGAGAAAGATGAGGAAAAACATATGACACTTTATCAGATTTTATCCTTGTGTGGGATACCTTCATTAATTGGTGCAATTTTTGTTAGTGCAGTTAATTATGTCAAATTAAAAAATTCATCATATAAATTAATTAAGGACGGAGTTATTGCAATTTTGCATAACAAGATATACACGCTGGGGAAACAGTACATAGCTCAGGAGCATATATCAGTTGAAGCCTTGGATGATTTTGAACATTTATACAAGGCATATCACGCACTGGGCGGGAATGGAACAGGAACAGAGATTTATAAGAGAGTAAAGGAACTGCCAATGAAGCAGGGAAAGGAGTAAACGAATGAGTGATAAGACAAAGAAATGGATTAAGGCAGCAGCTGTCAGAGCTGTAAAAACAATGGCACAGACAGCAGTATCATTAATTACTGTTGGAAATTTAATCACAGAGCTTGATTGGGTTTCAATAATTGGAATTTCTGCAACAGCAGGAGTGGTTAGTATGTTAACAAGTGTTGCAGGATTGCCGGAAGTGGAGGAAGAATAATGAAGAAAACACATGATATTAGAATTGACAGAACCAAGTTACACCCTTGGCTTAATTACAAGTTAACTTTATTGCTTAAGCAGTGTGCAAAGAAAGGGATTTATCTGATTATTACAGAAGGATTTAGAAGTAAGGAGTATCAGGATAAATTATATGCCAAGGGCAGAACCAAACCGGGCAACATTGTTACAAATGCTAAGGGCAGTGATTATTCAAGTCAGCACCAGTGGGGCATTGCTTTTGACATTGCTTTGAAGTATGATGTAGATGGAGACGGACGAATCACTGATGACACATATAACAACAAAGGCATAAAAGACGTTGCTAAAATTGCCAAGTCAAAGAAAGTAGGTCTTGCCTGGGGTGGTGACTGGGTTAGCCCTGTAGATACTCCACATTTTTATCTTGAAAAGTGGGGAGATACTCCGGCTAAGTTGAAAAGAACTTACGGAACGTTTGAAAAGTTCAAAAAGACTTGGACTAAGGAAGTTTTTGGAACAAAAAAAGGACTAAACATCTGGAACAAAACAAGAACAAAAGTCCTTAAAAAGAAAGTTCCAAATAAAACAAAGGTCAATGTAATGTATGTCAGTAAAGGATATGCAAAAGTTGAGTACAAAGGTGTAGTTGGTTATATGAAAGCTAAGTATCTATTATAA